CCTTGAGTGGCAACGAAGTCAGTGAATGAAGCAGTCATGTCGTTTGTGTTGATGTTGTTAGTATAATGCTTAGTGGGGATCATTGCAACCCACATGCAGACACTTGATCAGGTGTCATAGTCTCAACTGTTAAGCGTCTCCATCCTTTAACATCACGGATGCCTTCCACTACCATGTTCACAACACGCTCCAGTTGCTGCTGACGACCCTTAATAGTGGTGCATTGACCTTGCTTAGAGTAAAGTGTGCTCACTGTGCTGTCCTCATTAGTGATGAAGATGCGATAGTGTGCAAACTTGACTGCCGTGACTGCCATGTGGGTCGTTCCCTTTGGTATGAATATAGTATAGCGTGTTGAGGTGCCCTGTGGTGGTTCAGTGGTCAGTTCACGAAGTGGTCAGTCGTGACATACTAATCATGAATAGAAACACTACCATGATCACCACATCCCAAGACTTTGTTCTGATGAAGTATGGTATGCTAATCAAATCAGCAACACAATTAATCATCACACCAACAATCACATTTACATGTAGAATCACAAAATAGGCAGTGATAACACCAATACTGCCTAATACTCTTGCTTTACTGTCGAGTTTCATGCCATGTGATCCCCAATCTATCCCATAACTCATCAATTGTAATCTCTAACTCTGCCGCAACTTCTTCATCCCATTCACGATTGTTCTTCTCACATTGTGCAACAAATGCTGGATCATCACACATCTCTTCAATTAGATCTTCAAATGAAGTTGTATCTGGAATAGTCATTGTTCTACGTATGATTTAAGTAGTGGCATAGAAGAATATGCCGTGGTGGTGCTTACGTCTACTGGTTTGCCAGGACGTTTGTGGTTAATTGGGGCAATGTAACATTGTTTTTTTGTGTTGTAGAATCCCCAAATTGAGACGATAGGGTCATTACTGTAACTAAACCTAGCATGATTCCTAATCCAAATGCCAATGACGTTGGTCTTATGTTCTTTAACATAGTATGTGAAACCTTGTGGTGGTTGATGTGGGAAATCAGTTGGCAGTTCGTTCAATGGTTGAGTCATAATAGTTCATCATCTTACTATCACGCTCTGCTAAGAATAGCAGATAGCAAGTGAGAGCAACAATAGCAAAGATGCCGCTTAGGAGATACTGTGTGATTCTCATGCTTTATTTGAGTGAAATTGAGAATTGATTAGGATGAAGCGATTAACTCATCCTAATCGCTTCATTGATCAACCAACTGCCATTGGAGAATACTCGGAGCGTGGCATTTGATCTACGTTGTAACCAGTCACCTCAGCACCATTAGCAATGCGCTCAGACCACTCGTTACGTGCTGTGAGTGCTGTGACTGTGCTGTAAGACTTCTGACCATTAGAGTTGAAAGTGACGCGCTTCTGGAAACGCTTGACAATTGTGCCAGACTCTTCAGCAATGAATGCTTCAGGAAAGAAATCAACTGTGGTGACGAGTGTGGTGAGTTGCATGTGAGGTGTGTTCCTTTGACTCTCTTAATATACAGGGTTTTGGGGTGCTGTGCCACAATTGTGGACACTACTCATACTGGCACATGTCCATGACTGAAACGACAGCACCCGTGGTATTCATAGTTTGAAACCAGAAAGCACGTAACATCTCATAATCAGGAAACTGATATGATCTACCATCAGGAAATGATACCTGATAGAAATGTCTATCGTATGGTTCATCACTGGTTTGCTCAAACCATGTGACCTTCTTGGATTTCTTAGACATCTTTCTTTTGTTTGTGTGGATTTTTGATTGGGAATGGTTTCTCAAATCCCCATTTCTTATTCTTTATCTTGTTTTCATGTCTAATGGCATTGATCATCTCCTCTCTGCTATTCCAAGGAGAGTTCTTATTAGTGTCCATGGTATCGAGTTTACTTCCAACGTTTTGTTTTTAAGTACTCCAGAACATCACTACGTACATCCATTAACTCATGATAGCACATCTGATTGTGAGCACATTGACGTAGTGCAGGATCAGGTTTCAGTACAGATTCAATGAACAAATCAAGTCCACGATTCCATTTGTCTTCTTTACTCTCTTGATCGATGTTGTCAGGGTTCATGAGACTGCTTCCTGTAGTTTGTATTGGAGTTTAGTCAGATTATATCGATTAATATATTTCTCTGCATGATCATAACACTGAAACCAACATACTTTCTTTTCTTTTCGATCTTCCAATCGCCAAGGAAATGTACCAAGATGTGGGAATAGTTTCAGATCTTTTGATCTGGTGTATTTAATGGAATCCGAAACCTTCGTCTTCACACCAGAACTTATTCCAATCTTCTTCTGTTGCTTGACTGATGTTAACTTCTCTAGATTGCTCTCTAGAGTTTTCTGTACTGATTTTGATCGAGTTGTCTTCGTTGACTTCCCAGTTGACGATTGTACCTTCACCCCAGTTGAGTTTTTCGATGATCTCTTCGGGGATCTCGATGTAGAGTTCTTTTGTTGTGGCATCTTCTTGGATTTCAATTGATATATCCATTTTCTCTCAACCACTCGCCTGTTTTTGGTGTGGGATCATATACTTCCCACATATTGCCACCAGCACACGCTGCAAGGGCATCCATCGTCATGTTCTCAGTTCTGCCTGCCCATTGTGCCTCTGCCTCCCATGGGACTGCTGAAGCAGGGTATGTGCGCTCTACAAGCACTCTCCAGATCATAGGAACTTGATCTTCAGGTTTAATAATCGCAATCAAACTATTGTCAATACTACCTGCCATACAATCTTGAGCAGCATGCCACCCTTCATGTCTCATCACCATCATTAGAACAGCAGGATCACCCATGAAATCCTTATTCAGAAAGAAGTTATTGCTAACTGTATGGTAGACACCACGATGCATCGCGGGGAAATACTTCTCATCAGCAAGAAATACATTCACACCAATTTGATTGAGTGAGTGTAAGATGTTGTGAAACTCACCAGTGACACTAGTGAATGCTCCTGTATTGTCATAGTTAGATGATATGTCAAGCATAGAGTATACTTTCTCTACACCATCAGTGCATTCACCCATTAGCATACAACCAAGAGAATCCATGGTTCTATATCCTTGAGTGATCTTACTATCATCAGCAAGAACATGTGGCGAAGCACCTAAACTGAGTGTAGTTAAGAGTGCAAGTAGTGTTGAACGTAACATAAAGGTGATTATTAAGTGTTGGTGCTGTCTGCTGCATTGTCTGCTACAAGGTGAGACAGACGTTTTTCTAGATCAACATCATTGATGCCGTACTTAAATGCCATTGCTTGTGAATCATGGCGCGTATGCCCCCACATACAATCAATGAGAAATTGAATCTCATTGATAGATAAGGTCATGGTGATTTGATCAGTATTCACTGAGGAGGTCTTCGGGGAGGAGTTCATAGATTTCATTACTTGGCAGGAAATATTCTGCCATATGTAGTGCTTTCATACGCTCATCATACTCCAGTACTTCAGCGTAGTCAATGTCAAGGACAGAATTGTTCATCGTTTGATAATAAGGATTTCGTGTGATTCTTTGGTGTGGTCAGATTTGTTGGCGATACGATTGTCACCAATACGTGTCTCACCTAGTTGGTAAGAGTAGTGCCACTCAGGATAGTGTAACTCGAAGTCACCATACCACTCGCGAATGGTCTCACAATTATTGTATGAGAGAATGAATGGACCTTTGTGCGAGTGGAGCAGGTCTCTCAGTATAGCATGATCGAACCCAGTGTGGTGGACATCAATGTTACAATTTGGATACATGCCCTTGAGCATCTTGTTATCCTTATCTTTCTTGAGATAATATGGTGGGTCAAGATACAAGAAGTCAGTATCATATGAAGTTATGACATCTTCAAATGATGACTGGTACACACTGAGATTCGGATTCTTATAGTTACGAATCTTCTTGATCATCGTGTCCCACTTCTTCTGATCTTGGTAGATCTTACTCATCCACCCCAGATACATCGGACCATAGGATAGATTGTGGTTGTAATAGTAATATGCTGCGGCAGTGATGTTGTCAAGACGGATTGGATCACGCTTGTAATACTCTGTCTTCCAGTCTTTGAGCATTTCCTGAGTGTAATCCCAGCAAATTAGTTGCTCTTTGATCTCAGCATACTTCTCTTTGGTTGGTTCAATGAGTTGTAGAGCGTCTGCTAGTTCATCTGGTTGGTTCAATAGAACTACCCAGAAGTTTACTAGCGCGGGAAATACATCCCAACCAATGACATTCTTACCTAATTCAGTTGACCAGCGTGATTCTAATGAACCACCACCGATGAATGGAGACACAATACGATCTGTCTCAGGTAATTGTTGCGTAATGATGTTGTATGCTTTACTTTTACCGCCTGCATAGCGAATAGGTGTCTTCATTTAGTCTTACGATCGATTTTGTACTGCCCGAACGCTTCATGAATGGAATCAGGAAGAGAAACGCCAGTCTCTTGGTAGTTCCACTTAGGATAGCATCCTTCAATGGTATTATACTCCATCAAGCAGTTTTCTTCAATACCTTTGGCACTGACAGGAACACTCACTTGCTGAGACTTGAACAAACCAGGAACTTCAATTACAATGGGTTCCATGTAAATCATGTAAACCTCAACTTTGTTGCCCTTGTTCAGTTCTTCACGCATGAACCAGTTAATGGCAAAGCGATTGATGCCAGGGTCATCTTGACCAGCATTGAGATAGAAACCCATACAACCTTGAATGCCACTCTTGGTAGAAGATTGACCAATCTTGTAGATCTCTCCATCTACACACAGAATGTACACAAGAGACACATGCTTGCTCTTCAGTTTCTTAGGAAAACTGGTATCATAGTTCATCACAAGTTTGGTCTTGTAAAGAACATGCTTGGGACCAGAGTAAGCAGCAGTGCCGTGAGAAATCTCACCAACACGAATGGCGTTAGGAACGTCAGTGATGTGCATGGTGTGTGTCTCAATACAAGTAGTATGGCATAAAAAAAGGAGGGTGTCAACCCTCCCCAACCAGTTCATCAAGTGTCACCGAAGATAGGGACGATGTTAGTCTTTACATGTATTGTCATGTTGATATGTTGTTCCCACTTAGTTGCGTCGTCTAGGTTGTAGAAGACTGCTTCTTGGCGCGATACTGCACGTCCCGTCGCTTTCTTGTCCTTGTTCTTGTTGTAAACAACTGCGTATTTCATGCCAATATTCAGAATAAACGATCAGGTTAACTTGATAACGACCCCAACGACAACTAGCGTCGGGTCGATCAATAAAACAAATACAAACGTATCTGTCACAAATAAACGAAATGTAGCCCGAGTTGTGTCGGTATGCTACTGGTTGGAGCAATTCAAACGTCATACTCTCTGTTTTGCATGTCACTCATTTGGGTCTGTAGTTCAATAACGTAGCAATCTAGAGATTTTAGTTTGCTTTCTAATTGCTTGTTACGATCTTGGAGATCTTTAACCAAGTCTTTTACTTCATCGGTTAATGCATCTGCCGCGTCTTGATTGTGTGCCATGTAAATTCTGACTTAGAATGATGTCTTATTTAATTGCTTTAGAGTTTCAGTTGCTTCATCTGCGGTAGATTGAAGTCCTGATTGTGTGAGATCAATAACAGGAGCACCCCCATTACCGAACCCATTACCTCTAGTCATGTCTCTCTTGATGGCACGAAGATCACGGAGACGGCGTTTTAAACGTCGTAGTTCATCATCATCGTACAGGTGAGGACTTTCGAGAGCAGTCTTCACGTATTTAATCTCTTTTTGTGGTGTCCACATATTAATAACGTTCGGGTGTGTCGGTATACTTAATTTCACAATCTTTCTTTGCTTTCAAGAACTCATGGCGTCCAAGATCAGAACTAATGTTGTCAATACACTCAGCAAGATTGTCGATGTTGTCAATTTCTCTGTAACCACACATCAGCATTTTGAGTTGACGTGCTTTCTCAAGATGTTTTTCATGGTACTGCATCCAGTCATCGATGACGCATAGCATTTCTTCATATGCACGTCTTGCATCTACATCATCATCATTTAGATAATCAGCAATTGCATCATCGAGTCGTAATTTACGACTGCGTTCAAAGGAGGGTGTGGTCTCGGTCATTAGATTGCGTGAGAGGGGTCTATAAGGCGTTGTGAGGCGTCTCCAGTATATATCAGGTGGTTTGGTTTGTCAAGCAACTACAGACGTGGCAGGGAGACCTTCTACAAAAATGGTGTTGACGATGTGCTGAAGGCGTTTGATTGTCTTGGCACCATAGTTCTTGAATACAGGCACTGTCACATAACCAGTGGATTTACGATAGAGTCCAACAGCACCAGCAGGGATCTTGCCGTTAGCAATATCAGCAGCATCATCCTTGTTCATACGGATAACACGACCGATAGTCTGTGCCATCTCAATGATGTCAAGATTGCGAAGCATGATAGTATTGGTAAGACCATGCACATTGATGCCTTCAGACAGAATGCTGTAGTGAAAGATGACAAACTTCTTGCTTGGATCTTTGCCCCAAGCATCAAATGTGTTGAAGAACTCTTGACGATTGACTTTAGTCTTGTTTACATAAGCACCATACTTGCTGGTGATGTGGAGGACATTGTAACCACGTTCCTTGAGATCGTGGAGAATGCTGGTCTTGAATAGTAGAGCACCCATGATCTTGCTGGCAGGTGCTGCTACAAGGATCTTGCTTGCCTTGTCAGCAGGCAGAGAGTCCACGATGTCTAGAAGCATGGTACGATCGCCTACAGAGGCATCAGCACCCTTCTCACGAATGATGTCCATTTCATAAGGTACTACAGTTGGAGCAAGGATGCTACCACTTGCGATCAGTTCGGGAGCTGGCACATTGCACAACACATATCCAAAGACTTCGGTATTATTCATACCACGTTCAGTCTTACGAGTATGCTTGGGTGTTGCAGTAAAGAAGTATGATGCTTTGCTACTCAGACTAGCAGCAGCAACACCAACAAAATGGTTGCGCTGAACTGCATTGTGTGCTTCATCAAAGTAGCAGCAATCGATGTTGATACCAGAATCAATGATACGTCCGAGTGAGTGATATGTGGTGAAGATGATTACATGCTCACCAACATGGTGACACATGCGAGTGAATAGGTTGATACGATCAGACTTAGTAGTACTGAAGTGTTTTGTCTCTCCACTATGAACATGAAGAACATTAGCATTGGTGATGCATTCAAGATATTCCGCACTCAGTTGCGTTGCCAGCATGATACGAGGAGCAACAACAACAATAGTTTGCGGAGTCTTTGCGGAACTAAGACGCTTTACAGCATCCATGATAGCAATGAGAGTCTTGCCACCACCAGTAGGCACAATGATTTGACCTTTGTCTTCCATGTCCATCGCGTCGAGAGCACGTTGCTGATGGGGACGGAGTTGCATCGGGTCTGTCTTGCGTTGATGTCATTATTATAGCAGATCAACGCACCCTTGTCTAGTCAGTGGACACTACAGCAACTGGTCATGGTCTCCATGAGACAAAATCTTTTGCTTCTCTCTTAGATACTAGTATATCAATGAGGTTGTAATCGCCATCAAATTCAAATGAGAAGTCAATTTCTTGCTCATCATGATCAAATAGAGATTTACACCACGCAGCATCTTCATCGCTCATCATAGCATAACGTGACACCATAAGATCGATCCATAGATCTCTGCTTTGAATCTTAGTCCACTTCTTCTTACTATGCTTAAACTCTAGGATTCTATCACCAGTTGTATCTTTGGGTAGTGTATATGGTCTTGTAGTGTATCCACGATGAGTATGAACAATCAATCCACTATCACCTTTAGTGTGCTCAAATGTGACCTTACATGATGTTCTATCCGCCAAACTCTTCATGAATACACCGAGTTGTGTATCCTTATGTGCTGGATCTAAGACTCTTGGTGATGTGTTCAACCCAGTAATATTACCATCTACATCCATATGCATTTCACTGATACCAACATTTATAGGACCAGGAATATCAAATAGAGCAACAATTTTCTCTCTAATATCACGATTCAGGTCTAATACAGCAACTGCATTCTCCCACTCGCTGGGATCAACAATGGATGATATCAATACACCACATGTAGCAGAGATCTTCTCAATAGTATCGTTATAACATATATCAATGTACTTTGTCATACTATTTGATACTTCTAATCCTTTAGAAATATAGTCAAAGTTCAATACATCAATAAGTTGACTCTTAGCAGAATCAGTAAATATTTCATCATAAGAATCTGAAGCAATTGATGTACATACTGCCCACATTGATGCAGTTGTATATTGAATTTCTTTAGTACTAAGTCTATAAACCTTAGATACGTCTAGTTCTTCTGAAAACATTATTCGTTATCCGCCAGCAACTGACCTTGAGGATTATACACCGCATAGAAAATGTAATCTTCTGGTCTAGAACATGCTTCCTGACTTGATGGGAAGAGATCTTCACAATATTCTAATGCTTCTTCTGTATTATCACATACAATGAACACATATTCAGACTGATCTAAACCTGTCCACACATCAAGTTCCATTCTTGTTTTGTACAAGTTTCTCGATGCATTGATTGCATCTACATCACTACTACTATTCCACCCAGTAGAACGCAGAAAGATAATAGTCTTCTCTTGCATCTTTGCAGACGCACCGATGAAGTCTTGTAGATAATCAATAGTATAGTTTGCGTGTAGCTCCATTTAACTTCCAGGCGATAGTGACTCTCAATGAATTGAATACCCTAGAGACTTCTTCGGCATGATGTTTTCTCATACCAGGGAAGAATATTCCTCTATTAGGTGCTGGTTCAACGTATGACCATGTGTTGTCTTCGTTTAGAAAAGCAGTTTTGCCTCCCCAGAGATGATCCCAATTACTATTTGCATAGAGTAGGAATGTTCTGCAGTCTTCATAATCTCCATCTGTATGAGGCATTGCCTTGTCACCATATACGTGTCCATTTGCATAAACACGTTCTAGTTCTAGATGAGGTTCGTCTACAGTTTCTCTAATGATATTTAGTAAATAATCTGAAAAGAACTCATCATCAGTCAATTCCATCTGCCAAAAGGGCAATCCAGATGATCCTCTTAAAGAACCATGACCATATGCCCATTTTGGTTGAGTTACCTTCTCTAGTACTTCTGCAAAATCAAGATTGGTTAACGTTTGGTCGTAGATCTCCATATTCTCTAATAAAGTTAGCTCTAATTTGTTCAAATGGCAAGAATGTGTCTACTGGTGCATCAGGACATGCTTTCATTGCTGCTAAAGTTGCTGTAGATTGTGCGATTAATTGATAACGCAAGAAAGTTTCATCAATAATACTAGTTGCCCACAAAATAACAACACGACGTTTGCCACTTGTAATAGGATTAACATGATGTATCAACCCAGTTGGGTATACTAATGCATTACCTGCTTTTGGTTTAAAGGGTACAGATTGATCTCCTACTGATAGCATAAGTTCCCCGCCTTCATATTCGTCAGGTTCGGTAAGAAATATGCTAATACTATGATGTGTCTTGATACCAGAAATAGTGACATCATCAATATGCTTATTGTAAAACCCACCAGTTCTATACTCTGCAAAAATAGGAACAGTGAGTTCTTTGAAGATATACACTGATGTGAATTCTTCATTATTTCTCATTGCTGTTTGAACAACATCCAAACACTTTCTGAACTGAGGGGAAGTTTGTTGTATGATGTGGTTGTCCTTTACATCAGGATTAACCTGATGTTTGCCATCTCTCTTTACTAATCCTGGTTTGGTTGGTGCATCATCAAAATAACTATTGATTCTTGATAGTTCTTTACTATCAAGAAGTTCACTTTCATAAATCATATCAATCCTCTTCTTCCTCTTCTTTGAATAGTTCGTAGTCGAAATCAGGATAGATTTCTGTTACCTTCATTTCTTTAATAATATCAAGAATTTCTTTCTTGATAAGTTTTGTTGATGTAACTCTAGATCTAGCATAGATCAGTTGACTTAGCATTCTGCTGTCAAGGAAATCGGATGATGCATCATCATCGTAATTTGTCCACTGAGAAGCATCATCAGCATCCATGAATGCAGGTGCATCAGTTACACCATCTTCCAATTTACCATCTGGATATAGTTTGAGATAGTTCTTAGGATCAATAGGGAACACCTGTTGATACAATGATTTAGCAAAATCTAATGGTGATGGGAAATCTTTTGGATTGGGGATACCAATAGCTCTAACTTTTGCTCTCCAGTCCATCCAACGTTGCTTTTCACCCTCATAACTATCCTCAACGTCAGGCAATACATGCCAATCAGACGCACTAAGCATCATTCTTTTTTCTCTAAGTCTCTTCAACCATTTTGCATCAAAGAATGAATATTCTTTTTCAACACCATCAAGTTTCTTTAATGTAGCAGCAGTTTTAACACCAGCAGCAGCAATAAACAATGCCAAAGCAGTATTGTAAACTGCTTTCGCTTGTTCTACTGTGCCACCTTTAAACTGATATTCATTCCAATAACTAGATTCAGAAGCAAAATCATACTTCTGTCTGTTTCTCTGTGCATAAAAGGTGTCATCACTATTGTAAGCAAAGAATAGCAATAGATCTTCATCAGTATGCCAAAAAGAATCAATTTGTTCGTAGAACTTTGCCTTCAATTCGTCACTGAATTTAGTGCGAGTCATCGCAGCATCTACATTGATATCTACTTGATCAATCGGTGCAGTTAGAATGGTATTATTAACCAAATCTACTTGAAGGATTGGTCTTTTGATTTTTGGTGTTGTTGAGGTCATGCTAGGTGCGTTTTAATATACCATCCTGTCAAAATATATTTATCATCTTTAAGAAGGGTATTTCCTTTATGTACATGTGTCATGCCAGCAGGGAAGAATACAACTGTGCCTTTTGTTGGTTTAATTCTTCTACCTTGATACAAAAACTCAGTCTCACCACCTGCCTCTGGATCTACATCATTAAGATAAATCATCCACACAACTTCTCTTTGTGCATGTGATGCAGCAGAGTTTTCATAATGCCATTGATGATATCCACCTTGAGGTAGTGTCTTCTGCATTTTAATATCACTTGAAAGCATAGGAACATTTTTTAATTGTCCGTACTCACTGATATAATGCTTGAGACAAGACTTCAGAAACTGATTAACTTGGTAACTTAGTCCATCATTGCAATAATTTGCTAGAAGTGAAAGATCTTTTCTATACAAATTACTACCATATTGGATGTGACCATCCATTTTAAATTCATCTACATATTCGGTATCAGTTTTTGATCCAAAATCTCTTTCTAGTTCCTCAAAATCAACACTTGAACTATTGCCATTCATCACATGCTCAAACCATGCAATACATTTATCGCAAAATGGTTCAGGTACAAAGTTGTCCCAAACTCCAATAAAGTCATCAAAGGATGCTTTTGTAATCTGCTCATTCATCATTAATTCTAAAGGTCTCCATTCTTGGACCTTCTTGGATAATGTATTCGATACCATTATTTAAAACTCAGTATGCCTTTATTATATATTTGATTTTGTGGAAGGGTGCTAGGATAGGAACCTTCCTTTGTGGATTCATTTTTGCTTGAGGAATTGGTTTGGTTGAGTTATTCCAACTAAACGTTGCTGGATTAAGTTCAATTTGAACGTCGCTTTGACTAAATTGTAAGTCAAATGTGGAATTAAACGTAGCAAGACCAGATCTATATGCAACTGCATCGCCATTTACATTACCATAAGTATAATCATTTTGTGGATCTAATACAGGATCAGTACCTAACAAGTGTGCGTGAGTCAATGTTCCTGTGTAGATGGATAGATAGTTTTTAATTCTTGCTCTTCCTTCAGTTGTATCAATGACACCAGCATCTTGAGTGAATGCACCAATAGCAGAAAATCTATCAGGTGAGAATGAACCACCCTTACCATCACTATTTGCTTCAGACTGCAGATCACCAGCAGGAGTTCCCCAATAGTTACCGAAAGCAACTGTTGTACTACCAGATCCAGGCAATACATCTTCTAAAGAACCACGACCTGCTCTACTAAATTCTCTGTCTGCATCAGCATAGTTCCAGAAATTTGCATCTTCCCAGTAACCATCATCAACTGCGTCATCCTTACTATCATTTTGACCATTCCAACTTTGTGATCCGCTTGCAGCAGTACGTAGATATGCGTAAATATTCCATGGAATAACAGGATCACCATCAGGATCTTCTGGTTGACCAGTAATAAATTGGTGTTCATGTTGTGGTGGACGAACAGAAACACTAGTCACAGGACCAACATTAGCATTAACATTACCTGTAACAGTAAAGTCAACTTCAGTAGTTACTAATTCTGTACCAAATGTTCTTGGTGTTCCTAATGTATAGAACGAAGATTCTGTTCCACTAGTCTGTCCAGCTGGTGCAATAACCTGTTCTAAGGGATCAGGGGCAGCAGAAACATCTACATCATCAAAATACCACCAACCACCAGTAGAACCAGGGAGTTCTGCACTACCACCAGCAGAAGTAACAGGAACAGATGGAGATGATCCTTTATTAAAGTCTACTCTACCAGGTCCTACCATTCTAACATTACGATAGTCGGGTAAGTTGAAATTACCAGAGTATGTTTTTGATGCACTAATATAGGTTGCATTTCCACCATAGGTGTTACCAATTGATTCCCATAACCAAGGATACTCTGCTGCTGCTACTGAAGTTCCATCACATTCAAGGAATCCAGGGAATCTAATGTCGATATCACCATAACCAAAGTTACCATCATCTGCAATAGTTTCTCTAGGTACAGGTAATACAGTACCAATAGCATAACCATCATGCTTAGGTTGTCTATAAAAACTCTTGGCATTTGCAGGATCTGAATTAGATACTGCTTCCCATGCTTCTTCAGCAAAGAATGCATTCTTCTCGGAATACCAAACACCAAGATATGATGGAGGAACTGGTTTTACTGCATAGTTTACAGATCTAAGTGTAAATGGCGCTGCAGTTCCAAAACTAATATCTGCTACACCATAATGAGATAGTCCTACAACTGGATCTAAATTAGCATTACCTGGTTGTTGGTAAATAATCGTTACAAATACTGGGTTATTACCAGGATCAGGACTCAATGTACGAGGTCCAGGTGCTGGTGTGTCTCCATTAAGAGAGAACAATACGTTACCGATGTTTTCGCCTGTAGCAAAATTAAACTCATTATAGGCAACTAGACTGGATGCTGATATTGTAATCGGTAAGTTGAAATTTGTCAAGCCTATGGGTCCAATCACACTCGCTCCACCAGGAGTCCTATTTAAAACTTGATTGATTGGAGTAAAAGATGGACTAGTATCAGGACCAGTCCAATTAGTAATAGACCATGTTGGGACAAATCTATCACCAACATTAATACCCATTTTTGTTGATCCTTGACCAGGAAGCAAGGGATTACTAATATCATTACTACCATCAAGAACTAATTCAATAATATCACCATTTTGAACTTGAATGTTACTAATAATACCAGATGATCCACCATTAACACTAATTCTTGGATTTGCTGTAGATGTAGTGTCACCACTCCTCAAAGAAACAGGAACAAATATACCAGGAGTTAGACCAGCAACTAATGCTTTGCCACTAGATGCCGATCCAGATTGAACAGTTGATCTATAATTAACATTACCAGGAATCTGTTCGACGAGATTTTGGAAGACAAAACTATTAGGATTTTCATCAAGACCAGCACCTGTCGTCACTATCCATCCAGAAATACCATTTCCATCACCAATAGTTACACTAAAATTCTTTGGCGAGAACTCACTTCCAGAACTAGTTCCTCTTAATTGAACATATTGACCATTCTGAACTGTTTTATTATTGCCCCATGTACCAATAATATTAGATAAAACTTCAAAACCATCAGCATTTGTAAATGTTGTATTGAAATTAGAGACAGCAATTTCAGCACTATTATCAACAGTCATAAGTGCTTGAGTTGTCAACCCTAAAATCTGAGGTCTGTCGCTATAGACAAGAGCATTCAACTCTTGGTTATTTAAACTACCGAAATTAGGTGCAGGATTTGGAGTGTTGATAGGAATAGCACCTGTGGTGATTTCCCATTCAGCAGAACCAGTACCAACAACAACGTTAACATTTTTGGTATCAGATGGTGCCGAAGAAGCTCTTAGTCTAACTTGAATTCTGTCAAGGTTAGAAATAGTCTGGTTAATTGCTCTTGTCCATGGACCCCAAGCACCATATGAACTAGTTGCTGTGAGGTATTGATTAACACGATAAGCGTAGTCATTAGGATCTAATACGTTAGATGTGACTGATAATGGTGCTTCAGTTCCAGGATCTAAACCAGTAATAGTAATAACTTCTTCACCACTACGAAGAGGATCTGGTTCTCCAGGAGTTAATCCAGTATATGCAACGCCATCATCAGGAAACGCAGTTTGTGCATATGTATACATGACATCACTTTCTGCTTCATCTATATTCTGTAGAAAGAATGGATCTGGAGCAAAATCTTCTAACTTGGTTTCAATAACCCAAGTAATAGTGAGCTCACCAATATCAATAGTTACATTAGTAACTTCCGAGTAACTAGGAGGTGCCTCATACCTAAACTGGATGGACTGACCTTCCTCAACATATAGTGGGGTAGCACTAAACTGATACGCCATGCGAACTTATACTTTATCCCGTATTGTATTTAGGGTGATTGTCTGACATCATTCCAATTTGCTTCAATTAGAGGATCAGCATCGTCAAATTTAACTTTAATTGGTTTGTCCGATCTAATTTCTACAGCAACATCAATATCACCAACAATAATAGGGTCACTCAGTACTGACTCTTGATCAGGTGCCAATACATTATCTGTTGGAACTTGATTTAGACTAGGGTCAATAGTAATAGAGTCAGGTAGTTCATCAATATTGACATCTATAGAGTTCGATACGTTGGTAGTACCACCACCACCAGAAGCAGCTAAAGAAATTTCTACACCAAATACACCTTGTACTGTCCAAGGAATACTTAAATTAACGTTACCTGTAATGGCACCACCACTTTGATCAGATGTTGTTCCAGGTAAACTAATATTTTGTGAAACAGTAATAAAACTTCCAGTAGTAGGATTTCTAACACTATAAACTGCTGTACCATTGACTCCACCTGTTGCATACCTATATGTCACTACAAACCCTACGCTTGCTCCATAATCTATATTAGTTGGAACATTATAACTAATTTGTGGTAATTGATTTACTACAATAGTCACAGAATCACTATCACTACCACCAGGTCCGCTGGCAGATAAAGTATATGTGGTTGTACTAGATGGAGATACAGATTTATTGCTACTAAACAATACAGCACCAATACCTTGATTAATAGTAGCAGGAGTATTAGCAGAACCTGATACTACCCAAGTTAGAGTTGTTGATTGTCCAACAATAATAGGGTTTGAAGATACACCTGTAAATTGAGCAACTACTGGTTGATATACAGTTATAGTTACAGCAGTAGTTCTGCTGGTGATACCATAATAACTCGAAACTAACGTATAAGTTGTACTATTAGTAGGAGATTTTGTTAAAGACCCACTAGACGCAACACTACCAGAACCTGTCAAAGTTTGTGATGTAGAACCACTGACAGACCATGCTAGAGTAGCATTCGCACCCGCAATTATAACATTAGGAGTTATAGTAAGAGTATTAGATGGTGTAGGATATGAACAGGTTCCATTATCAACATCTGCGTTTGGATTATAGTTTGTAGCACGGGAATCTGTACATCCATAAACAAGTGGTGGTGGAACAAATCCAACCCAATCTATAGCAATACCCCAAGGTCCACCACCACTATTATTAGCATTAGCACTAAGAGTATATGTGCCTGGTCCATAATAATTTGTGGTAGTGACTAAACTTTGCGTTCCAAATCCACCCATTCCCATTTCATAATTGCCATTAATATAAATTGCCCCATTATCATCCACATTAGCATAGAATTGTTGTCTGCCATAATTATTAAAAGTGATAGTCCATGAATATGTCCTATTAGGACCAGGAGTACCAGAAGTATCTCTACCACCTACATTGTAGGTGTTCATGAAATTAGACCAATTCGGCTCATAGAATTGAGGACCGCCGTTAGCTCTACTAGTAAAATTAAAATCTTGTGTCATTAGTTAGGACGCACGTCGTACCAATTGGAGTTTATTAATGGATCATCGTCATCAAACCTAACTTGTATTGGTTTGTTTGATTTAATTTCAACAGCAACATCAATATCACTTACAACAATGGGGTCACTGAGAACAATATCAAAATCAGGTGCTTCTACATCATCTGATGGTATTTGTTCTAAACTATTTGGTATAGTAATATTATCGGGTAATTCATCAACATTAACATTTATAGTTTCTACTTGATTTGTAACTCCTCCCGCACCATTGGAAGACAAAGAAATATCTATAGCAAATACACCATGTAAACCATATGGAATATTAGCAACAACATTACCTGTTTTCTCTGCACCTGATTCATCCGAACTAGTTCCAGATAAAAATACATTTTGTACTTGAGTTTGGTTCGCACCAGTAGTGGAGTTTCTCATAGTATATGTAATAGTTCCATTGACACCACCACTAGCGTATCTATATGTTACTGGAAATTGTAAAGTATCTCCATAATCTATATTAGTTGGAACATTATAACTAATTTCTGGTAGTTGATATACTGAAATTGTTACACTATCACTATCAGTACCACCAAGACCACTAGCATTAATTGTGTACGTAGTGCTGGTTGATGGCGAAACTGAAGTATTTGATGTTAAAACAACAGCACCAATACCTTGATTAATAGATGCTGTGGTGCCACCAGCACCAGAAACAACCCAACTCAATGTAGAATTTTGTCCAACAATTATTGAGTTAGGAGATGCGGAAATGGTAGCAATTGTTGGTGGATAAACTGTAATGCTAGCATCTGCTGTATCATTACCTGCTAATCCAATTGCAGTCATTGTATAAGTTCTAGAACTACCAGGACTAATTGTAGTTGAACCAGAAACACCAACAGAACCAATACCTTGATTGATACTTCTTGATGTAGAGTCAGCAGTATTCCACGACAATGTAGCAGATTGTCCAGCAATTATAGTATTAGGTGATATAGTAAATGAAGTGATCTCGGCAATTGTGACTGTGAATGATAGCGTCATGCTACCATTACCACTATTGGTTGACTGATTAACAAAACTAACTTTACTGCTGTTGTATCTGGAAGTTCCACCGCCTCCTCCACCGCCGCCATAGTTACAATCAACACCTTGACCGCCGCCACCGCCGCCTGAAGAACCGCCGCCTCCACCGCCGCCGCCTCCGCCGTCTCCACCACCAGGAGAACCGCCACCGCCACCATTAGATAAACCAACACCACCAGATGAAAACCCACCACCAGTGCCGCCAGTGCCACCAGGACGTTGAGCACCACCACATGAGTAGGATCCACCTCCACCTCCACCACCGCCTCCAGCGGTAACTACAATATTTCCACCCAAATAAAATACAGATGCTGCTCCCCCACCTGCTCCACAACCAGACCATCCACTAGTTCCATCATCACCACCTTTGCCACCTTTGCCACTTCCACCAGCAATATTTCCGCCAGGACCACCAACAGCAGCACCAGTTCCACCAGGACCATTACTACCTCTAGCACCCCATCTACCAGTAAAAGATCTATTGCTATTTGATGTTGGAATAGTAAAATTACCAGATCTACCATTACCTCCACCGCCACCAGGACCACCAGAGTCAAAACCTCCAGAACCTCCTGATCCTGCTGCAATACTTAAAGAAATATTTTGAGCACCACCAGGAATTGTTCCTGATTGGCCCCCAAATGATATGTTGTAACTAACAGGTGATGAACTCATTAAACGTCCCTACTTCTTACATCTTTCCAATTTGCTTCAATTAGAGGATCAGCATCGTCAAACCTAACTTGAATTGGTTTGTCTGATCTAATTTCAACAGGAATATCAATATCCGTGACAACAATGGGGTCACTGAGAACAATATCAATTTCTGGTGCTTCTACGTCATCAGATGGTGTTTGTTCTAAACTATCTGGTATAGTAATATTATCAGGTAACTCATCAATTTCAATAGTTAATGTTGGAGTAACATTTACATTAGTTGTTCCACCACATCCCTGTGCTGATAAACTATATGAAATAAACTCAGGTCCAAAATCAGTATATACAATGGATGAATTAAATGTTTCAGTTTTTTGTGTAATATTTTTGTCACTATCATTGCCTGCCAAGTCAAATACAACATTAGCAACACTACCATCAGTATAAGTCATCAATGCTGTTACTTGAACAGTTGGTGCTGCAGCATATGTAATATCTACATTAAATTGTTCCCCATAATCTATATTAGCTGGGAAATTGGCACTAATTTGAGGTATTTGACAAACATTAGCTGTTACACTAGCAGTATCAGTACCTCCAGGACCACTAGCAATAATAGTATATGTAGTTGATGTAGATGGACTAACAGGAGTATTTGATGTCAGTAGTACAGCACCAATACCTTGATTAATAGATGCTGTATCAGCATCACCACTAACAACCCAAGACAAAGTTGGAGTTTGACCGACTGTAATTGGGTTAGGATTAATAAAAATAGTAGCAACTGTCGGTTCATAAACAGTTAGATCTACACTTTTTGTAGTTGTAGATCCTAATGCACCACCGAAATTTTTTGCAGTTATAGTGTAAGTACGTGATACACTCGGATTAACTACTACACTACCATTTAATCCAAGTGGTAAAACATTACCAATTCCATTATTAATTGATAGAAAATCAACATTAACACCAGTAACATCCCAACTTAACGTGGCGGAACCAGGGTCAATATAGTTATTAGGAGTAATTGTAAACGTAACTGTTGGTGGAGGTGGAGGTAATACAGTAACAGTGACTTGTCGTGTCGTAGTACCAGCAGGACCAACAACAGTTAAAGTATAATTTGTTGATGATGTTGGATTAACAGCAATAGTACCTGATGGATCAGAAACTACTCCTACATCTGGTAATATATTTGCTGATGTAGTGTCTCCAAATACAATCCACGATAATACTGCAGTTCCATTATATGGAATAGTAACACCACTTTGCTCATTAAAGTTAGTCTGATGATTGGGATCTGTAGAGAATGATGCCGATGGAGGAAAATCAACTGCCTGATCTGCAGACCATCTTTCACCTTGATCACTCTCTTCATAAACAACATTAATACCTTCTGCTGCACATCGTTCAATAAAATAGTTGTACGACGCTATTACAGTAGATTTTGTCATCGAACCCGAAACGTCTAGCCACACGGATACATAAGAACCTGGTGGTTGACTTCCTAGATTACAAATAGCAAACCAATCTGATCTTGAAGCAACGTTGCCGTTATCTCTAGCAACTGTAACAGTATGAGTTAATGAGTCATTAATATAACTGGTTGGTCTATTAAGTTGATTCTGCGATCGTCCTGGTTGTAGTAACCAAAACTCTCTACCAGTACCACTATTGTTGGGATATAAATCTCTAAATCTGGTCCAATCGTTAGCAATCGCCTGTGCGCTGCTACTTACACTTTGTGGATAAGGTGCTGGTGGTGGAAAACTATTATAATTATTTCTTGCCTGACTACCAACCGATTCGTCAATAATTGATATACATTGTGTCCTTGGAATTACCATATCTCAACCTCCTCAAATTTTAATAATGTAACTAACAATAATGAATGGAGTAACCACATCATCCAACTTAGTGATTCTTTCTGTGGAAATATTTAATACAGTATTCACATTATCAGCAGGGATTGAAAATACAGTATGCTGATATTGAAAATTTTGAGTGTAAAGTGTTGGTTTGGCAATTTTATGTGTGTGCGATGATAATGCCGACGTATTTGGATTTGAAACGTCTAGAACATTACCAGAACCTGAGTTACCAATATCTTGTCCATCATCTTTACCATCACCACCAACAATATGAGATGTAGTATAGTTTAGATATCCTACATCAGCATCATGAGCATGTCCTTGAAAGTTTTCGATATCAAGGAATTGTTCTGTTGATGTAGTTTCAAATTGATATTTGGGACTAGATTTAAAATCATAATTAGTTGAAACAGGAACTCCTTCAAAACTACCAATAAAGTCACATGTTAGTTGAGTTCCTTCATTACAAATAACTTCTGCTGCTGGTCCTACTCTATATTCATCTGTATCACCAACAGTTGTTGAAAGATAATCACCAACACTTCTGCTAGGAATAATAACTTTTGATCCTAAGTCAGGTAATTGAAATTGTCCTAGATCTCCAGTTTCTTCATCTGGTTCTCTAAGAGTAACATTTAGTTTTTTAAATTTAGATTCACTACCTACACCTAATACCTTACTTAAGGCAAGATATTTTTGAGCATTTTGAATTGACCCATCACACTTCAAAAATCCTGCGGGAATAATTTCCTGAAACGATGTAAAATTTGGATCATTTACACTACCAAGTGACGATGTTGCATGAGTTTGGATAGATCCAATAAATCCACCAAAATGTGCTTTAATTTGAGAGTAGTTATTATTGGTATTAAATGCCATTTTAATATGCTCGGATTACGTAGACACATGTCATGCCTGGTTGTGTCGTGTTGAGGTTTATTTGGAAAACACCAACATTTCTAGAATTATCTAGGTTTAAATTATCATTAGGAGCAGTAACATACACATTGATACTATTTTCTGGTCTCATTCCTGCTCTATCAAAGTTAACATCAAATTCATCATGGGTATGAGCAAGAATTTGATCCTGTGTTGCTGTTGATGGAGTTTTTACTCCAAAATCCCAACCAGGATTACTATTAAATGTATCATAAGTATCGAATGCAGAAGGCGCAGATAGTCCAGAATCTGACGTTCCAGCATATTCTAGAAGATCAGGATACCAGTTTGTAAGACCTGACCCTATATTTGCAATAGGAATTCCACCGATACCATAATCAACATTTCTTTTTTCTCCAGGACCTTTATTAAAACCAAAGATACCACCAGACAGAGCACCCTTCTTCAAACCAACACCTTCATTAAATGTTCTGTGGTTTAGTGGTTGATTAAGATCTGCTTGAATGGGAGTATAAGTAACCTGCTTTGGTGTCCAGTTAACTGGTGGACTTTCTGCATTAATGATAGCAAGCGTTCTGCCTGGTTGTCCACCACCAAGACCAGATCTGCCTCTATCGTAGTCTCCCATAGTATACTCTAGATCAAATTCATTATCATTTGTAATAAAAATACTACCATCACTAGTTTGAACTTCTGCAGTAAAGTTAAAGTTCAAAGATGACCATGGAATAACACCTTCTCCAGGTTGTGTAGTAGGATTAACTTTAATAGTATCATATCTACCACCATGCCCATGTCCCTTGATATGTCCTCTACCTAATTTTCTAGGTCCAAAGAACATAACTTTACTACCTTCACCTGATCCAGGAATGACTATATTACCCTGTAACTTACCACCATAGTAATAATCTACTCCACCACCAGATCCAGGTGTTGTATTTCTTTCGTTTAATTCAAATACAACATCGGTTGCAACATCATTAAAAGATGTAGGCACACCAGTGTCGCTATTTGCTCCAATATATGGTGTAATTTGTGTAAATGCATCCGACTCTTGGTCAAATGCTCTGCCTGTAGGAGTACCAGGACCAAAATAATCTTCTTGAACATCAACCAATGGTCTGTTTAAAAGATTTGGAAGAACAATTTCGCCAGCATAATTCGGAAACTCTCCACCAAAAGTAGAAACAGATCCCTGCTTAATTGACTGAACAGCAACAGACATATCAGAACCATTACCAGAGTTACCTCCAGGAATACTTAATACATCACCAACAACATAATTAACACCTGGTGCTAAAAGTTGGAATGTAACTGTACCACCTACACCATTAGGAGCATTGCCTGATTGGGTGCCAGCATCGCCTACAATGATAGCAAAGTTAGCTCCACCCCCACTACCATCTAAAGGTGAATAGATGTATGTTCCAGGTATTCTTCCTGCTTGTACTGCTGCAGTTCCAGCAAAATTTTCAATTAGACCTTCAGTTACTGCTGTTGATAGATTATATGTATCTCCAATTGCTCTAGACAGCAAAGGAAAATCACCTGCACTAATCTGTGATCCATCACAAGGAATCCACCCATTGGGGATACTTGAGATACCCCCTGTCCATGGCATGATTGTACCAATAGCAGCTGCTTTGGCAGTTCTTATTTCCTGATAGAATGACATTCCTTATACGTCCATTAGATACCAACCTGCTTTATTGGGGTTAGCGCCTCCGTTACCATCGGCATCAACCTCACCACAGAACACAAGACCAAATGCAGCATTTGGAGTTTGAACAACCAATTCACCGCCGTTATGTGTTAGTGAGAAGTTTTCGCCAAGAGTGTTTCCTGTTACGGTAGTGCCTGTATTACTTTGAGATCCTTGAACATTGACTAGAGATTGTGCTCTAACAACCAAAGACTTATCGTAAGATAGGATACCACTAATATCTATAATGCGAACCATGTCGCCCATTTGAGCATTAACAGGTAACTTGAATAGTGTTGTACCAGAGATATCAACAAAGTAATTGACATTTGCAACAGCAGTGATAATGCTAGTGTTAGCAACAACCCACTTCATACCACCAGTAGGTGAGATGTAGTTAGAAATTCCAGCAATATTGAGGGATCCGTCATCGTCAACTGCAAAGACTTCATTACCATTTTGATTAACAACGAAGTCTCCACCATTGACTGTTAGGTCACCAGCAATTTGAACAGGACCACCGAATTCAGATAGTCCATCACCTTCAGCAGATAGAGAACCATAAACTGTAAGATCGCCTGCACCTGTAAGGGTTAAACGTTCAGTTGTACCATCAACAGCATAGATGTTAAGGTTACCCCCGTTCATCGTTACATTGCCATTAGCAGTATCGATTTCAAATGTAGTTCTTAGCGGAGTAGCAACTGTAACACCATCGTTCTGGAAAGAAGGACCGCCATTGGTGATGGTAAAGAATTGCTGGTTAACAATCGTAGATCCATTTAGTGTCAGTGTATTTTCAATAGTCGTAGTGCCATTGATATTAGTGTTACCATTCTGTCCATTAATAGTAAACTGATTGAATCCAAGTCCAATACCAACATTACCTGCAATAGTAGTGTCACCAGTAGTAGAGTTAACTCTAAAGTTTTCTACAGCAGGTGATCCACCATCGTTAACAATCAATGCTTGAATATCGGTGCTAATAACATCAGCAATACCAACAATTTCAGCACCATCTAGTCTCAAGAGGTCAAGAGTAGTTAGAACACCACCGAACTCAGCAACACCAATTCTTACATTAGCAGTAGAGCTGTCGATGCCTGATCTTGGTTCATCAAGAATACCATCGGGTACTGTTGGTTGTCCAGGTGATCCAACATCCTTACCAGTAATGAAGGATGCAGCAGGTTGCTTATCAAGTTTAGCAATTACTGTGCCATCAGGGTGATCGATCCAACCAGAACGACCCAGAGAAGTTTGTGTTGTAGGATCACCAGTACCTTCTTCTGCTCTTGTAACAGAGATTCTGAATCCTTGACCATCACTAGGATTAGTTACGTTATCTAATCCAACAACACGCATGATCTCAGACTTTGCTTGATCACGCAGACCTGTAACAGAACCGCCATTAGTAACAACAATGTTGTTAGGAGATGCAGAGTTACCACGATCAAGAAGAATTAGATCACCGATATCAAAGTCGCCAGCTCCAGGTGTACTGATTGGTAGGATGTATACATCACTAGAATCAGTAACTCCATTAATATCCAGAGTAATATCTGGAGCACCACCGCCACCAATTAAGGAGTCGGCAATCGTTAGTTGCTGATTATCAGCATATCCAGTACCAGTTGAAACAACCTCTACTGTTACTGTTCCATCAAATGCAACCGAAATATCGAATGCAGCACCACTACCACTACCACCAGTAGCGAATCTAAACGCATATTGTCCAGAAACACGCAAGTTAGAAGGATCAGGTGCCTGTAAGTTATCGAATCCAGAGATTCTACCACCACCAGCAATGTCCTGACTACCACCCCAAAGTCTTACACCAGCCGTATCAATTACTCTACCAGTACTCTTATACTTGTAGAAGTCAATGTTAGGAGTATCGAGGGATCCTAGGTTGTGAAGACTAATAGGAGTAGAGAATCTTTCTCTTACAATTTCAATGATACCTGCAGTTGTACCACCATCAAGAATAATGCTGGAATCAATTGTTGCAGATGCTTGAACTTTCAGGGAGTTTCTAATGGTAGTTGTACCACCAAGAGATGCAATTGTAATCTTATTTGCTTTAGTAAACGCTTCAACTTGTTGCGTTCTATCATCATCAAATAGTCTTGCTTTACCAGTTTGAGTGAAGATTCTTGCTTCACCAGTACCAGCAGCAACTTTACTGCCAATCTCTAATGTACCACCAGTGATAGTTTGTGCAGATCCTAGAACAACCTTGGAGTTTGCATTTCCCCATGCACCACCGATGAAGACTTGAGAATCCTTATCAGCATCATCAGCAACTGTTGCAATGTCTACAAATGCATTTTCTGATAGAGCATGAACACTGAAGATTGATCTAGGTACGTTCGTACCAATTCTTACTGTTTGGAAGTCAGCATTAGCACCAATAGTGATCGTTTGATCATTACTGGTATTACTGAACATATCAATCAGTTGTGCATCACCAGCAAAGTTCAGGATTGTAGCATTGTTATTAATTAGATTAAATGCTTGTGATGTAGTGTTAATATCACCACCATCGACACTGATGTCATCGGAGATCAAGAAATTACCAGTGATTCTACCATCACCAACAACAACCAAGTTACGATCTAGTTCTCTTTCAGCAGTAACACCAAGAGCAGTATTAATACCAACTCTACCACCAGCAGTGTAAGTAGTGCCAGGAGTTAAATCATCACTGGTTGCAACACGTAGAGTTGCAGGTTGATCAAGGTTATTACTATCACCACCGACTAGCAGTGCATTATCCTGAGGAATGAATCCCTTCTGGGTAAGTAGAGCACCTGTTAGACCTTCACGCTGATCACTATTAAGATTACCAAGATTGTTAATGTTGAGTATGGTGTTTCCAGCACCATCTTGACCAACGTTATCGTAGCGGTTCTCTTGTACAACGCCATTGACATCGTATGTGACTAGAGTTCTACCAGAGATGAATGCAGTACCTACAACATCAAGGTTTGCGCGAGGAGTGGTGAACTCGTTAACATTGTTAGAGAGAACTGCATCGAAAGCAGTTCTTGCGATTGTGTTAATACCGAGTCTGTAATCTCCACGCTCATCTGTGTAAGTTCTGATTGTTTCAGCACCAAGAACACCTTGTTCTTTCCATTGCTTGGAGGAAACTTGAATGTCTCCACCAGCCCAATCTGCAGAAGAGTAGATAATACCAGCACCAATGTCAGTTGAGATCTGGAATTGGAATGTAACACCTGTTTCAGTCCAAGTACCATCAACAACTTCCCAGTCACCATTTAAAGCATTATTAGAGAAGTTGATGATTCTAATTTGAGAATCTATCAAAATCTTGGTATTCTTATTAGTAAAGGTTGCATTAAACTCAACTGTTAGATTCTTTGTTCCATCTGCAGTAATTCTAAAGATTTTAGCAGCAAAACTAGTGAATTTATTAGCAAGAATCCAACCAAGTGAACCAGACTCTCCAACATAGCTACCTTTGTATAGAAGATCGCCTGCGGCAGGATCTTTCAGTAGGTTGGCACCATATTCAACAAGCTGTGTTGAATAGAATGCAGTATCTAGATCCTGCCAAGGTGTAAGGTTAGATGGTTCAGCACCAAGATAGTTAGTTCTCCAAGTGTAGGACTGACCATACTGAGCAGTTGGTTTTGGACGAGCATTTAGAACAAATACAGCGGATCTAATCTTGTTACCAGAGATTAAGATATCACCATCTTTCTGATCTCTCCAAGAACCAGCAAACAATGTTTGATCTTCATCAGCAGAAATATTAGAGAGAACTCTAAGTGCATCGCCTTCAGATGCTTCAACATTGATCTCAACAGGTCCGTTCAATGAGGACTTGCCAGCAACTACAATTGTAGAATTAAACGTTACTGGAGAATCGAATGTCGTAACAAGCGTTCCGATGTTCTCATCATCATCCTCAGAATCAATCAATGAGGCAGATTCAAGGAATGTCTCTTCACCAGTGATAGCGTTGACTTTCTTGTTACCAATATAGAGGTCGCCGTTAGAGTTTAGACCTGTGTAGAAGACGATACCACCATCTTCACGTTTTGCCTGAGCGTAGAAGTCTTGCTTATCAGTAAGAACAACTTCTTGGCGAAGTGGGAAACCAGTTGAATAGTTACCAGGACCGAATCCAAGATACTCAAATGTGTGGTTACCAGATCTAGCAATAGATGGTCTACGAAGTTCAACGTAAAGTTTACGTTCTGTTGGGAACTGAGAGTCACCAGAGATAGGAATCAATCTATCTTCAGAACCAGAAGTTGCATTACCTTCTTGTCCTTGAATTCTGTTATCAATAATGTTTCCATTACTATCTGTTGTAGTGTTGGTGTAGAAAAATTGATTTAGGAAAGAATTAGAGATTGCATCGGTAATCATCTCTTTCGTTTCACTACCCTTAGCATCGTTAACTGTTACCAAACCATGTACATAGTTGTCAGCAGCAGAAATTGTAGCAGGAACATCAACAATAGAAGTATCTCTAACACCTGTACTACCATCAACTTGGAACCACAATGGGTCGTTCTTGTAGTTGATAGGATACAACTGAGAAATAGGTTGAGAGAACTTAAAGTTTCTGAAGTTCTCACCAACACCAGATCCTTGTGGGAACGGAGAGATATTACCACGCAAGCAGGTTAGGTAGTAGATACCATCCTGTTGGTTTGCAATACGCTCTTGCAACGTATTAATATCAAAGATGTAGAAGGAATCATCAAAGTTTCCTTGGTCTTCAATTGTTGCGACAAAATATGCATTCTGACCAGTATCATCAGTAACAATATCACCAGGAGCAATAGTATAAACGTTTGCTCCTTCTACTCTATAGAGGTAGTTGTCACGTTTTGCTTTGTCCAGTCTTGCAATATCACCGAACGAGTTAGGAGTCTCGACGAGTTGAATTTGAACTGCACCTTGCTTGAACAGAACTACATTACCTGCAATGAAATCTAGTTCGCCAACAACACCTTTCAGGACTAAAACTGCTTGAGAAGTTTCAATATCATTAATGTATGATTGTAGATATGCTTCACCTTGTACTGTGCCGCCACCTACTGTCTCCCACGTAATCTTGTTAGCATCATTACTTTGAGTTGCATTAGCAGTGAAGAATCCACCTTGCAGGAAGTTACAACGAACAACTGTGAAGATCTCGTTCTTAACAGACTGATTAACGATCGTGTGATCGAAGAGTGTTACCTCTAGGAACTCATCATTGGATCCTAGAATAGGTTGAACTTTACGTGCAGATTGAATCGTAGCAGAAATTTTAGAATCAAATTCAATTACCTTCGGTTCTTGATATGGATCGTAAAGATTTTGCTGTTCTGGTAGTAGATCAACAACAGATGGATCAATTGTTCTTACTTGATCAGCAATCAATTCTGATTTGTTTAGACCAATTTGCTCACCAGCATTGGCGGGGTTAAAGAACGATGCGACATTATTTGGGTTACCAGGAATAGGCTTCAGCAATACTCTTTGTGGAACTAAGCGACGTTTGTCATCAGTTCTACATTTGATAACGAAACCATTGAGGGGATCACGTACTGTCTCCAAGTAGGAAGGAACAACATAACGCATTCTATAAACACGATCTTCCTTACCTCTTTCATCTTCAATACGAAGATAACGAGTATCAAGTGTGGGATCAGTCTTAGTTTGGAAATCATTGACTAGTTCTACACCACCATGGAATCTTGAAAGAATACTATAGCGATTATATGTGCCACTATTACCAGAATTTGACTCATCTTCAACATTAAGATACCACAAACCACTAGTGTTGCCCGTTGCTGTAAACTCAGGGTCAAAGACTAGAGGTGATGGACGCTTATTAGCATAGAGATAGAAATTATTACCTGTTCCAGAAACAAACGTCAGTGCTCTATCACCAGACTCAGCATCAGCTGCTGTTTCATGAAGAGTAACACGTTTGTTGGAAACGTAACGTACAAAGTATAAAGTGTTAATGTTAATTGCAGAAGAAGAACCACTCAGTTGAGGTAGAGTAGATCCTGCAATGTCACTAGCAATTCTAACAAATACTTCCTGTGAAGTTGTATTAGAAGCAGGAACGTCAAAGATATGAGCAACGTTTGTCTCAATCTCAGATGCACCAACAACATTGGACTTGTACTTATGAAGATCATAGTTGCCATCTAGTACATACTGCTCAATGTAGATCTCAACATCAGGATCAACTGAGTCAGTCTCAGGAGAATACATGTAGATACCTGCTGCTGCATTCTCAGGAGATGTAGCAAGCATCATCTTGTTAGTCTCAGTTCCATCAAATACACCAGGATATTCTGCTGTGGATACTGCAGTGATTTCAATCTCGATGTCAGGAGCACCAGTTCCACCTAGTTGACCATCACTAATAACAACAATGTCTCCATTTTGATATCTAGAACCACCATTAGCAATTCCATCAAGATTTACGCCATCGCCAAGTTGTAGAGAACCATCAGCATTAACCTGAATGTTAAAGCGTAGTCCAGTACCAGATGCTAATGCAGTACCATCTACAGCAACTTTAGGTTGTGCAACTAATGAACGATAGAGACCTGTTGCTGTTGCTCTTGTAGAATTAGGAGCAGTGAATGATGTACCAGCGGCTTCAGTAACAGAAACTGCGATGGCAGATAGAGAGAAATTCTCTGGATAAAGATTTCTACCAGGAGCAATAACGTAATACTTTGTATTCGTCTTAAATCCATCAGGTAGTCTAACAACACGCTTATCAGGATTTTGACCTGCTTTTGCGCGAGGAATCAATCTAACAGCAGTACCAGTTTCAAGGTCATGTGGGTTAGGATTGCCTGCAAATGTGCCTGTAGCAAGCGTGAATAGCGTTGCGCGAGCAGATAGACCAGATAGGTTAGTATTTGGTTCAACACGTGTTACAGAGGCAAATGTAGGCATTGTAATGCTACCTGCCAATGTACCTTGAATAGCAGAGGTAATTAGTGCTGTCAAAGTAGTAATGTTGTTTGCAATACCAGCACATGGAGGTGTTACAAGGTTGCCATTTGCATCATAGTCAGGAATAATGGTGTTATCAATTACTTGAGTAAGACCATGTGTACCTTGAACTGTGATTGTTTCTTGACGCATCGCATTGATGGCAAGATCTCTCGCCATATTAAATGCTGCAATAGATTCTGTTTGCTCACCAATAACTGATGCGCTAGTGATATAGAGTTCAGCAGCTGCATATACTTTATTATTACCACCGAATCTAACGTTGTATGCAATCTCGTTAAGTATAGTTTCAACGTCATCAATACATGCATCTTCGATTGTTTCGCCAGTAGATGCTAGTAGACCTTGACCCAATTTTGTTCCAGCATATGTAGGATCATTAGCAATTCTGTAAACTGCTTCTGAAGCAATGAAACGTGCATTATCAGTGATTGCATTAGAAGCATCAACTTCAGTACCACCCAGTACACTATAACCAGAGTTAAGTACCAAGAAGATCTGCTCAAAGTAACCATCAATTGTGGTTGCAATGTTAGAGCACTCAGGCAGTGGATCACCAGAAATTGGATCAACTCTGCTATCTTGAGTGATTGTTGGATCAGTCGTAGGAGTGATCGCAGACCATGAACCTTGAGGAAGAGTGAAGTATAGGAAAGAACTTGTAGTTCCAGCACTTGTAGATTGTACAGGTCTTGTAGATCCAAAACTCAATCTAGCACCAGGAACACCCAATTCAATTTGAGTATCACTAATAATTTGCTTAATGAAACTATTACCATCTAGGTTAGTTGTAATTTCAGTTGGTGAAGCATTAAGTTTACCATTAGTAAAGGAAGAAGGTGTGTACTCATTAACCTTCATTCCAATGATAAGACCAGATGTGTCTCCAACATTGACGATTGCCGAACCAGGAGTTAAAGAACAATCTCTAATTAGGTAATCAAAATTACGCATTGCTGCGATCATCATGCTCTTAACATAATCAAGAGCATCCAAAGTTTCGTTCAACTCATTAAAGATGTAAGAGAGTTGACCTTGAATGTAGTAACCTTCTGCTGCTTGAATAGAGTTGATGTTACCACCAAGTCTCAAGTCATTGACAACAGCATCAACAAAATATCCGATGTCTCTTTCACATTTACCAATAACAATGTTTGGATTATTAAGAAGGTCTGGGTACTTAGTAATAATGTACTGATAAGCTTCGTTCTGAATCAGTTCTTTGTTATCTTCAATTCTGTTAGCAGCATCTTGTGCATAATTGTCAACTGCTGCGCTTGCAGGAGTTAGAGTTTCAATGCCAACTGTCCAAGACTTAAATCCACTTGGAGAAATTTTTGATGTAAACTCAAGTGGACCAGCAGGTTCTGTAGGATAACGAGAAAGATCAACTGCTAGTGTTTCACCTGTTTTAGCACCAATTCTATATCCATTAATAGAAGATGCTGGACGGGATTCTGGATCAGTAACGTCATCACCAGCAAGGTATAGTTTAGTGTGGTTGTTTCTAGACTTAGATGCAGGAACATCTAAAGTATACCACTGGTTAATGATTGTCTTACTCTCATTAATTGTACCAGGTGGAATAATATCAGTAATGTATCCACCCTTATCTTGGTTGAAGGAGAATCCTTTGAAACCAACAGAGTGAAGTGATGTGTTACCAAAGTTGGAGTTCGAGTTCGTGATGGACATATCGCCACCACTTTCCATTAGGAAGTGATCGAAGAAACCAACAGCAAAGACCGAGACACACTGAACGAAAGAGTCATCCGAAGCACGGATGTGGAAGTTTCTCCAGTCATCTTTCCAGTATGCATCACCCTTAGTATGGTAAGGAATGGTAGCAAATGCGTCAGTAAGTGATGCTTGGTTC